AACATCGTTCTTGTAAAGCGTCAGGCACTGCGTGATGCGGCGCAGATCCTTCCACGGCGTGGCATGGTCGAACACGACGTATTTCGCCGTCACCATCTCGCTGCGTGGCCGGCCAAGCGTGGTGTCGAAGTACGTCTTGCGGAAGCAGCAGCCGACGATGGCGAGTTGCAGCAACAGCTTGTCGGTGTCCTCGTCCCAGTCCTCGATCTGCTCCAGCAGCTGGAACGACATGTGGTGGCCGATGCGGTCGGCGCGCTCCTGCTTCGTGCCATCCGGGTCCGGGCCCATCACCATGCCCTTGACGACCTGTTCACCCTGGATGATGGCAGGGTAGGCGCGTGCGCTGAACTGGATCGCGCCAGTCGTGATCAGCGGATACTTGACGTTCGCAGCCTTCGGCCACGGCCAGTTCTTCTCCTGCGCCACCTGCATGGCCAGGTCCATGGCCTTCTGCATCGACCGTTCCCAGTCGCCGCGGCTGGAGTGGTCGTTGTCGTAGCCACGCGTGACCTCCATGCCGATCTTGCGCACGACTTCATCGTCGAGCATGGGCACGATGTTGGCCTGGCCGATGAACGAGCGCAGCAGATCAGCCGGATGCTTCGCGGCCGGCGCGTCTTCCTGCTCGTCATCCATTTCGTACGTGTCGTATGCCATCAGTAGCCGCCAATCGTTGATCTGCCGGTGTAATCCGGTTCTTCGTCGTCATCCCACGTTCCTGCTGGCGTTATCATTCCTCGTGCTTTTGCCTGCGCCCATTGGCGAAATGCGTCAGCGCCCTCGCTGGTGTGATCCTTGCGCGGCTCATCGCTCCAGCGGCCATCCTTTTCGTTCCAGCGCTTCTTGTAGTTCTCCAGGTGGGAGAAGCCAAGCTTGCAGCCCTCTTCATCGAAGTAGGCCGATGCAAACTCAGCGCGCGTGATGTTGATCCCGGTGTTGATGTCGGAGATCACCGGGACAATCTCTATGTTTCGCAGGCCAAGACCTTCCAACATTTCCTTGGTCGACTTGTTCTTGTCCGACAGTCGCTTGTGGCTCGCATCGTGCGGCAGAAAGTGTTTGTTCCAGATGTAGCCGGTGTCCTGCAGCAGTTTGATGAAGTAGCGGAGGTCTTCGCCGTGCGCTTCCTCGTACTTGATGAAGCGGTCTTCCATGCCGACCTGCTGATGAAACCAGATCGCCGTGCCATCACTGCGGCCGATGTCCCAGAACGTATTGACTGGAACGTCCAGCACAGGGATGCGCAGCAGGCGCCCAGATTTGCGCACCGCTGTGATTTGCTTGCTGTAGTAGCATCCCTCGCTTGACGACTGAAACGCCTCTTTCGGCGTGCTCGGGTATTCCTGCCACATCCGCTCGTCATTGCCAGCGAAGTCGGTATCACGTGTCGCCACGTACCAATTGCGCTGCTCGATGTCGAGCGTCGTCTCCATCTTCGCTTCGACTTCAGCGAAGTACTCATGGTCCTTGTCGGTGATGACTGCCGATCCTTGAGGCATCCGGTAGTGCTCTTCGCCCCACCAAGGGAAGAAGTGGAACCGCCAGTCTTTCGGGCTCAGCGGCTTTCCTTGCTCCTGCTGCGCCATAGCACGCTGCGTCATCGCATGGAATTCACCGTCAGTGCCCTCGGCGGTAGATTCGATCACCGTGATGCCATTCAGCGGAACCGCCGGAATCGAGCCGGTGACAACCTCCTTGGCCTTATCCGGATACTTCGCGCAGATCTTCCCGAACTCGGAGATGTGCAGCCGGTGGATCGTGCCCGATCGCATGGACGTAGCCACACGCACCGAGGAATTGTTGTGGGCGAACAGCAGTTCGTCAGCGTTGTCAGCCTCAAGCGGCATTGCCGCCTTCAACTCAGCCGGCAGGTTGTCATATGCGAACTTCACCTTGTCGCGGAAGATCACCTTCGCGGCCTCGCGATCGTGCGCGATGATGCCGCAGCGGGTGTTCGCATTGAACAGCGCGTGATCCAGCCAGACGATGGCGATCAGCGTAGTGAACCCCAACTGACGCGCTTTCAGGATGATGTTCCGATGGTGCAGCCGCTCGATAAAACGACGCTGCGCCCGATTCGGTTTGAACTGCAGTACAAGGCCTTCGTCTTCGTCGTTGCCCTTGACGATGATCTTGTATAGGTTGCTGAGCCGCCACATCGGATCGGACAGCATCTCCTGTAGCTTGGCCCTGCTATTCATCCGGAACGACCTTCAGTGCCGTCCCGCTCACTGCCGCAAGCAGCGATTCGAGCGCGCTACCTGAGTGCTCGACCTCCTGCTTCTCCCGCCAGTGCTTACTTTGGCGATTCTTCAGCCAGAACGCCGCTGCTCCAGTGTCAGGTGCGTAGACCTTGCGGATTGGCGTCAGCGTGATTTCACCCTGGTAGTTGGACACGTGAACGTCGTCGTGCTCATAGCCCATGGCGCGCTGATACAGCCGATCAGCCACATTGGCGTCAGCTTGGAGCTTGCCCCTTTTGATGGAATCGGAAAATTCCGGATGCACCTTCTTCCATTCGTGGATCGTGTCCACGTTTACCTCAAAGAAACTTGCCAAGTCATCATCGGTTGCGCCCAGCAGGCAGAGTTTGCGCGCTTGGTCAGCGAACTGCTCTTCGTACTTGCTGGGGCGTCCCGGCGAACGCGCCTCGGCCGACGCCTTGGTCTTGCTCGGCTTCTTGGCTTTGGTGGCATCGCTCATAGTGATCGGTCAAAAAAATGGCCCGGCGTGTGAGGCCGGGCCTGAGTTCCCTTTCGGGCGGAGACAACGAGCGGTAAAAGGTGGCCTCGTACATGTACCAGCATGCCGAGGCCGATTGGACGATGCATGTTTCTATGTGGACCCATCATCCAATAGTGAAAATCTATTGATTCTTCCATAGTATGGACCCGGCATCTATGACCTACCTACTTACGGGCTGGTAGGAAAGACACCGACAACATACTTTGCCCTGCCAAGACTTATTTATCAGGCACCCGTGCGTGGGTCAGTCGCCTACTCTTTCGAGTGTCAATTGATGCATGCCTGTTTATCGCTTTCGCTGGTACGATCGCGCGCCCGGGTCCATTCTAGGCGGCCTCTTTCCTTCCAGACCTCCGAGGCGTGGAGTCGTAGTCTTGCGGCGTGGAGTGCCAAAACAAAAAGCCCGCAGACCTTTAGGCGCGGGCTTCGGATTCTTCAGGCGGCCGAAAGCTCCCGCATGGGAGCAATCGACACGTCGGAATGACGGAAATTAATTGTTACCCTGAATTCTCACGCTATCTTTGCCAGTAGTCAAGCTGTTTTGCGCATACGGCAATCATGGTCATTCATGCTGGAGGCGCACTCTATTGCCAGCTGCGCCCCCTTGAGCACCAGGCCGAAGTGCTCCCGCGATACCCGCACCCGGGCGTGCCGGCAGATGATCTGCCAGCGCATGCCCTCGACGTAGTGATGCCTGAGCACGTCGCGCACGGGCTTGAGCAACTTGCGCATGTTGCGCTCCAGGTGCTGGGCGTCGTCGACGTCGATCCGATCGATGATGTCGTGCCCGCTCCACACGTTGCCGAGCGCTGCCTCGCGCATGTTGGCGCAGATGATGCCGGTGATGCACGATCCCCTGTTGCGCTCCATGGACCGTAGCCAGCGGGACCAGTTGACGAGGCGGCTGTCGATGTCGTTATAGTCGGTCATATAGGAACTCAAAAAAACACCACGCCGAATCGCATATTGTTGCGGTCGAGGATCGCACCTGTCACGGTCAAAACCTGCCAGATACCCCAGGCTGGAGGCAATTGGATCGCCGCAACGTTCATTGGAGCGAAGCCACCGAGCGCGACCGGGCTTTGCTTCTCGGACTGAAACGTCCGATAGATTGGGAAGCAGTTCGTTTTGGATGCGAAATTCGTCGGCGCGGTCGCTGCTGCCATGATTAGTGATTGCGCGAGATTGCCGGGGGATCCAGTTTGGATAACCTGTGTATAGAAATTCAAGATGACCAATCCACGAACATTCTGTGACGGCGATACGACTTCAGTCACCTGATTCGCGCCGATCGCCGTCGACCCAGCAACCTCGATCATTTGGCATTCCGGCGGTATGCCGATTAGGTTCATTGCTGTGCCGTAGTACGGATAGCTCATTTTTTATCCCTTGTTTGTTGCGCTAAGTTCATCGGCTTTTTGTTCGGCGTGGTCGTTCGTGTGTTCCATCTGCTTCGCCCCTCGGTCGAGAGCCACAGCCAGCCAGATAGCAGCGGCAAAGCCGGCGAAGAAGGACAGGATGGTGAGGACGAGGATGGGGAAATCGGGGTTGGTCATGGGAATCTCCTCAGTTGCTGCGAAAGCTTTCCGAATGCAGGGGCGAGCACTTCGGCTGCAATGCGCTCGCTAATGGCGGTCAGGAGCCCGTCGGCGATCTCTTCTACCGTGGCATCCAACGAGTCGAACGAGCGGCGCACTTCCAGGCGCTTCCCATTGATGTGCACGAACAAGCAGAAGTCGCGACGCGCATTCATGGCGTCGTTCTGCGTGTGAATGACGCAGTCGATAGGCGAGTTCTCCAGGCGGATGGCTTGCACGACCTTGTCGCGGGCGGCCTGTTCCATTTCGCGCAGCAGGCGCACGGATTCATCGGTCGGCGCGCGGTGTTCGTGTACGGTCACGGATTCGTGCACGCGCTCCGTGACGTGGCGATGGGTATGGATGTCGAGCATCAGGCTGTCTCCTTGAGTGCGCGCAGCTTGTAAATTCCGACAACTTCGAGCGCGCCGGCTACCGAGTTGACGATGTGGACAGGGGCACCCCAGCCGGCGTGCCATGTGGCTTGATCGGGGGTAAGCGCCTGCTTGCTGGGCGGTTTGGCTCCGTCCTTCACCTCAATGAGGAAGGTGATGCCCTGCAGCGCGCACAGAAGGTCAGGGCA